CGAGTTGAAAGAACATATTACTAGTTATGATATTAGCAGCACCTTTAGTTATCCCATTTGCAAAAGCCGTCGGTCTATCAGTTGGCACATTAGGTATGGCTGCACTTGCCGATCAAGTTAACGATTACATTCAAGACAATCCAGAAGAGTCGATGAAAATTTTATCAACAATTATTCCTGGTGTTGGTATTGGTCAAATCTTTATGAGCAAAGAAGATAAAATATCTTTAGAAGATTTAGATGAGATGACTGATGAAGAAGCACAAGATTTAACAAAAGAAGAAAAAGCAGAATTAATGAAGCAAGCTGGTAAAAGTGGTGGTAAAAATAAACGTCAGACGATGATTGATCTTTCTGAAAAGTTAGGACTGTCTGGTGAAGGTAGAGAGAAACAAGATATCGAATACGAAGTTGATGAAAGATATGATGAAGGTGGTGTTGAAGATGCACCTAAACCAAAATTTGATTATACAAAATTTTTTAGAAAACGAAGAGCGGACGGCGGTGCGATAGGCATTGAAGTTCTATTCGAAGAAAAAAAACCAAAAACAGAATATAAAATGCAAGGTGGTGTAAAAAATTATAAACCATCAAAAATGGTTAAGGCACCGGTAACTGCTAAATCATCACCAGACACTCCAACAGCACATCTAGCTTACATTACACCTGAAGAACAAGATATATTAATAGATTTAAATTTATACGGATCTTTAAAAGGTAAACCAAATAGAGGACCGTCTGGTATTCCTAGTTTAGAAGGAGACTTTGGTGGACCTGGAGGTTTTGGTGGTTTTGAAGGCGGTGGTGGAAGCAGATCTGATAACGATGTATCAGGATCAAGAGATAGGGGAACAGGTGATTATCGACAAAGCAAAAGAGCAGCTGATGTAGCAGCCAGAAAAGAATACGAAAAAAATAGAGCAATAAGAGAAGCTAACGAAAGAGCTGCAGATATATTAGCGGGTCGAGATCCAAGACTTTCAGGAGGTATACGAACTGGTAGAGCACCAATAAGTGGAGCATTTGCCAGCATATTAGGAATGCTGATGGGTATTCCTGGATTAGGTTTATTAACAGGTGGGTTTGGTAAATTAAAAGAAGGATTAGGAAGCTTAAATGAAAAAATTGGAGACTTTAGAGAAAAAACTACAGGCTTTAGAACTCAAGCAGAATATGATGCAGCGAGACAACAAAGACAATTACAAAGTCGACTTGATAATTTATACGACAGAAAAGCTAAAGGAAAAGGTTTTAGTCAAAAAAATATTGATATGTTAGAAAGTCAATATGGTCTTACACCTTCTAGAGATACTATTACTTCTGCAATTAATAGAGATTTACAAATTAATCCAGAGACACCACAATTTGCTAGAAGTTATTTACAAACAATAAACAGACCAACACAAACTTTTAATTTTGATAGTTCAAGAATGACAAAAAATAATTTACCTTCAAATAATTTAGTGGCTGGATTAACTAAAATGCAACAAAAAATGTTAGCCGGTCCTCAAAAAAATTTAAGAGATATAATGGGTATTTCAGATCAAGAAATACTAGATAATATTTCTCCATTTAATGATCCTGAAGACCCAGCTACATTAGAAGAAGTACAAAGTTTTTATGGAGCAAACGGCGGCCTCGCTTCAATGTTCGTGGAGAAAAAATAATGGATATAAAATACAATGCTGATATAGGGGCTTTTGTAAATACTGCAAACGACGAACCAGTTACACAAGCAGAATTATTAGAATGGGCTGCTGCAAATCCAGAGCCAATCAAAGAAGATAAGAAACCAAACACAGAGATACTAGAAGAAGTAATTGAAACATTTAACAAAACAGGATAGGTTAACCAAATGGCCACAATAGACAAACCATTACCAAATACAAAAACAACTGTTGAAGTTCCAGGAGAAGTGGAGATTCAAGAAGCGATCAAAGAAAACGTAGAAGAAATTCAAGAAAAAGGCGGACCCGTTGAAATAGAAATGACAGAAGAAGGTGGTGCTGAAGTTTCATTTGATCCAAAAGTTGCAGCTCAAGAAGGCGGACAAGATCATTATGAAAATCTTGCAGAGTTTTTAGGTGATGAAATTTTAGAACCACTAGGTTCTAAAATGGTAGACCAATACAACGAATACAAAGAGTCCAGAGGTGACTGGGAAGAAACCTATAGAAATGGACTCGAACTTTTAGGATTTAAATATGAAAGAAGAACGGAACCATTTAGAGGAGCTTCTGGTGTCAATCACCCTGTACTTGCAGAAGCGGTTACGCAATTTCAAGCGCAAGCTTATAAAGAGTTACTCCCAGCTGACGGACCAGTCCGAACGCAAATAATGGGAGACTTGAATGTTCAAAAAGAAGAACAGGCAAAGCGTGTAAAAGATTTTATGAATTATCAAATTATGGATCAGATGAAAGAATATGAACCAGAGTTTGATCAAATGCTTTTCTACCTCCCTCTCTCAGGCTCTACTTTTAAGAAAGTATATTACGATGCTCTCTTAGGTAGAGCCGTGTCTAAGTTTGTACCTGCAGAAGATTTGATTGTACCTTATTCTGCAAACTCACTAGACGATGCAGACGCAGTAGTACACGTTATAAAAATTTCAGAAAACGAATTAAAGAAACAACAAGTTGCAGGATTTTATAGAGATGTAGAATTAGGTTCACCACCTGTAACTCAAAACCAATTACAAGATAAAAAATTAGAACTAGAAGGTATTTCAAAAGATGGTCAAGAAGATCAATACACTTTGTATGAAGTACATACTAATTTAGATTTAGAAGGTTATGAAGATATGGGAGAAGACGGCGAACCAACAGGAATTAAACTTCCATACATTGTAACTGTTTCACAAGCGGGTAATAAAGTTTTATCTATTAGAAGAAATTACAAAGCGATGGATCCGTTAAAGAAAAAAGTAAATTATTTTGTGCAATTTAAATTTTTACCTGGCACAGGTTTTTATGGTTTTGGTCTAATCCATATGATTGGTGGATTAACTAGAACTGCAACAGCAGCTCTAAGACAGCTGTTAGATGCAGGAACTTTAGCTAACTTACCAGCCGGTTTTAAGTCTAGAGGTATAAGAGTCAGAGATGACGCTCAACCTTTACAACCTGGTGAGTTCAGAGACGTAGATGCTCCTGGTGGCAACATCAAGGATCAGTTTATGACTCTACCCTTTAAAGGTCCGGATGCAACACTTCTCCAATTGATGGGAGTTGTTGTATCCGCGGGCCAACGATTCGCGAGCATCGCAGATGCACAAGTGGGTGATATGAATCAAGCCGCTGCAGTTGGAACAACAGTTGCATTATTGGAGCGTGGATCGCGGGTAATGTCAGCTATACACAAAAGATTATATGTCGGATTAAAACAAGAATTTAAATTATTAGCAGAAGTGTTTAAAACATACTTACCACCTGTTTATCCTTACGATGTACCAGGGGCTAGACGTGAAATTAAAGTACAAGACTTTGATGACAGAGTAGATATTCTACCTGTAGCAGATCCAAATATATTTTCTCAAACACAGAGAATTAGTTTAGCACAAAGTCAATTACAACTAGCGCAATCAAACCCTCGTATACATAATCTGTATCAAGCATATAGATCTATGTATGATGCGTTGGGTGTAAAAAATGTTAATGCAATTTTACCACCACCAGCACCACCAATGCCAATGGACCCTGCATTAGAACATATTATGGCAATGTCAGCAAAACCTTTTCAAGCTTTTCCTGGTCAAGATCACAAAGCTCACATTGATGCGCATTTAAACTTTATGAGATTAAACCAAACACAAAATAATCCTGCTGCAATGGCAAGTTTACAAAAAAATATTTTAGAACACATAAGTTTAATGGCACAAGAACAAGTACAATTAGAATTTGTCGAAGAATTACAAGAAGCACAAATGATTCAACAACAGATGCAAGCGATGGGAGCACAAAATCCTGCGATGGCAGCTGGTATGATGCAAAATCCACAGATGATGCAGTCACAACAAAGACTACAACAGATTACAAATCAGATAGAATCACGAAAAGCGAAGCTAATTGCAGAAATGCAGGAAGATTTTGCTAAAGAAGAAGAAAAAATTATGGGTGAGTTTGGTGGAGATCCACTACTTAGACTAAAAGGTAGAGAAATTGACCTTCGAGCACAAGAAAATCAGAGAAAAGAGGAAGAAGGACAAGAAAGATTGGATCTTGAGAAGATGAAAGCGATGATGAACCAAGAAAATCAAGAAGCGAAGCTTGAACAAGAAGCAGATTTGGCAGGTTTACGTGCTGGCGTGTCTTTAGCAAAGCAATCAATGGCTGATGCAAGTAAAATTCACGATTTCGGTAGAAACTTTCCGAAGAAAAAGGTATAAATCATAACTTAAGGAGTTAACTATGGTTAAAAACAGAAAAAATG